ATGCACCGCGTAAAGCCCTGCCCGTTCACAGGCATCCCGGAATTGTTTGGATATTTCGATCAGTGGCAGAAATACCACTGTTTTGCGATCCGCAGCATGCTGCACCAGTAATTGGGCGGCTTCCTCCAAATGTGGCTCCAGTGCATGCCCAAGGTCATCTTCCCTGTAATCACCGTGCTTTGTGCGGACTCCAGACAGGTCAATAGGCAGTGGTACGGACTTGATCAATATCCGGGACAGATATCCTTCACGAATGAGGCGTGGTAGTCCAATTTCGAAACTGATCTTCTCAAAGTACTCCCCTAGTTGTCTTCGGTCCTTCCTCCACGGTGTTGCCGTCAGACCCAGAACCTTCGCATTCGGGAAATGATTGAGAACTTCCTGTGCTTGTGCTCCCAGCGTATTTCGGTGTGCCTCATCCACAATGATGATGGAGAAATGATCATTGGGGTACTTGTAGAGGCGGCGGGAGATGGACTGCGTAGTGGCAACGACCACTTTGTCGTTCGGAGAGGCATGGAATGATGCTTGTTCAACACCTACTCTCCTCCCTGTGTACTGGTGAAACTTGTCGGCATTCTGGCGAACCAATTCCTTCGCGTCGGCGATGAACAAAGCTCTCCCGTTGGCTTTACTCATCAATGCCGATGCGATGATCGTTTTTCCGGCCCCCGTCGCCGCGATCCCCAGGATGCGTTGATGCTCCCAGAGATCGCGTTTGACGGCGTTAATAGCCTCTTGCTGGTACGGTCGAAGTTCCATCAAGGAATTACCTTTTAGAAAGGAACTGAATCATTTTCTTCGTCCTCGTTCTCAACCGGAGCAGGAGCCGCATGGTTTTTCTTTGCCTTTTCTTTCGCAGAAGGTGCGGAGTCCGCAGGGATGTAGTAGGCGATGCGGTTGACCTTTTTCTCCTCACCATCCTTCATGTAGGTGTCGATCTTGAGGTGAACCCAGCAAGTGGTCCCGATAAAGTCGGTGACATCGAATTCAACATCCTCGCCTTCTTCGATCTCACCTTGGAATGCCGAGGCGAACTGCTGCCATTTCCATTCCAAAGACTCCATAAACGGAATGGTTTCAGGGATTTTTCTGGAGGTTCCATCAACAAGGAATTCCAGTTTGGCCATTTTATTGCCAGACTTACTTGTGCCTTCGCACGCAGTGGCGAGGAGAACTTTGTAGTCCCCTTCTTCCAATGGTTCGTAGGACTTTGCTTCTTTAGCTTTGAATGATACTTTCATGTATTCGTGTGTGTTTAGGTTTGTTTGTTATCCTTCCAACTTGGAGGAAAGGAATCCGATGACATCGGCGGCTTGTGGCTTGGTCAGTTTCGACCACATCCCGGCAGGTCCGTCAATTTTGTAGAACTGCCAAAGCTTTGTCAGTTGCTCAGGCTTGTGCCCCAAATCCTCGACGCATCGCAACCAAAGGTTTTTGCAGTTATTGATTTGCACTTCTGTTGCAGGCTCAGGAGTAGATTCTTCGGTGAGCGGATCGAAGGGGATATCATCCTCCTCCTCTTCTTCTTCCAAAGGCTGGACGGGTGCAAACTGTGGTTCCGGTTTTGGTTTTGCCTGCACCTTCTTTGGTTTTGGCTTTGCCGCAGCGTCACGCTTGTATGAGAAGGCTGGAGCAATCGCATCCCACTCCATTGGAAGAATGTCGTCGAGTTCGTGACGATTCTTTGCATCATAAGCCGCAGTATGGGTGGTGTACAGTAAACGCTCTTTTCCGCCAGCGACAATGTTTCCACGGTCACCTTCGGTAATGACTGTCTTGTAGTTCATAAAGACCAGCAGATCCGCCCATTCTTTTATCAGCGGAGAAACATGCCGGGAGAGCTTGAGTTCGTAGCGGTCATAACTTCCAGCCCGACCAGGATCTTCATGTTTCCTGCTGATACTGTGAGCCAAGATCATAACGTGCATTCCTGAATCCACCAATGCGTCCAATTTGCCGAGCAGACGGTCAAAGAGTTCCTTCACGTAAATGAACCCCTTGCCGTACCCAAACCCTTCAATGCCATCCTTGTTATGGATAGAGCACAGGTACTCAGTCGCCAATTTTTCAGCCCAGTCAATGGTATCGATAACGAGCGTCTGATACCCATGGTGATCTTTGGTGAGATCAGTGACCGCAGACTCGATATGTTCCCACCCGTTGATGTCGTCAATTCGATCAACTTCCAAGTGGCGTGTGCCGCGTTCAACGTCGATGAACAAAGGCTTTGGAGCCCATGTACCGAACGTGCTTTTGCCAATTCCTTCCGGTCCGTAGAATACAGCCCGAACAGGTGCGGAGATTTTTCCTGATGATATTTTCATTTGTTTATACTTCTTTCAGTGTTGGTGCGTTTTGTTTGGTTGTACCAAATTCTTTACAAAGCTCATTTATGTGTTGAGCTATTACCATTGGAGGAGTCCCCGGAGGAAGTCCTGCTTTGACAATTTCTTCCACTCCACTGGTGGCGATGGAGCAATATTTTCGGAAGGTGTCTGAATCGCATCCGTAATCCGCAGCAAGTTTCTTATGGAGTCCCGGCAGGTTGTTGAACACCCTGGCTACAGAACCCGGCTTGAGGAAAAACCCATCGTACTCGACTCCAGCTTCGATTTGTTTCTTCACATAACCTTCGAATGCCTTTATGGTCTTCGTCGCGGCTCCAGTGAGCTTCTTGTCCCTAGCGAACAGCTTCAGCACTTCCGGCACTTGTTCGTCGGGCACGTCACCCGGTTCGATTTTACCCTGAAGTAGGGCATCGCGTATTTTTTCAGCGTTATTTGTATCCATTGTTTTTGAGTTCCTTTACTTCTTTCAGTTTTTTGAGTTTTTCAAGAGCTTGACGCTCCCATTTTCTTATTGTAGATTCTGGTATTCCTGTGATGCGGTGGAGTTCCCCACGGTTGAAAACTCGCCCAGGATGCATGATCGCAGCCCATTTATGCAATCGGATCAACCGATCATCCCTTGGCCCCTCGTCAAAAGGTTCCGGCAAGAGGGTTTGCTGCATCGGATTTGCAGCATGTTTCGACCTTCGATCCAGGCGACCCTTCACGTCATTCGCTCCTCCTGTTTGTACCACTTTGGAGGCTGGGTCGGGTTGAGTTGCACTACCTTCACCCGAATGCCCACCTTGTCACCCCATGCCTTCTCGACCAGCAATTGGGCAACTTGGTTATCATCCTCCCAGAACTTGAGGTCAGTCATGCAATCCTCCAATGTCTTCGGAAAGTTTGTGCAGTCTGGCTTGGTGTCCTTCCAAAGCCACCCCGAAAACTTGTTGCTTTTCTTTTCTGACTTACGCCAGGGGTAGACATAACAGATCTGGAGTTGAAGTGGACCCGTCAGCATTTCCTTTGGGGCATGCTCCTGCAACAATGACCAAAACATTCTTTGCATTTGCTTCCCTGCACTGGTCTTCTTCTTCCCCACGAACTGTTTGCCAGTCTTCCGGTTCTTCAGGATGGTGAGCCCTGCTTGGTGGGTGCTGGTCGGTGGTACGACTTCTAAGAAGAATTCAATCATGACTCAATTGTGTGGAATGCTATGAGAGTTTTTTCAATAGTCTCTCCATATTGGACCAATTTATTGAACCAATCATCCATTTCTTTCTGTGATTCAAATCCTTCTGCTTGGTAAAGTGGAATGTCTGATTTCCTCCCACAAATATAGTGCATTGAGCCATCCCGATACTTTGAGATACATATTGTCCAGAATCCTGTGACCTTGATTGCCGCTACATCTTTATGCTTGGATCGATAAGGCTTCCCGCTCCAATGGTGGAGCATTATTGGTGTATTTACGGGCCATGGTTTATCTCGGACCGTAGTGGTCTTGATTCCATCTCTCACTTTGTCAGCAAATCTGATGTCTAACGGTCGTTTAATCATGTTATCGCTTGGTTGAGGTTGTCGCAAATCCACGTACTCAGGCTCTTCCCTTCTGCCTGGGCCGCTTTTACGTAAGCGTTCTTGCTATCCATCGCCACTCTCAGGTGAATGTGTCCTTCCTTTACTGGCGGGGCTTTGTAGCCAGCAAGAAAAGAATCCACTATCTCTTTCTCTTCGTCGGAAAGATACCGATACCGGGCAGCACCTGGAGAATATAGCCTTCTGACGGCAAGAGCAGCAGGTTGGGGTGTCCAGCTCGCAAAAAGCCTGACCTCCGATTCTGGACCACAATAAACACCTTCCTGCGTATCATAAAGTGAGTTTTGTGGTGGCCCGACAAGTCGGAACCGATTGTTAATATTGATCGCAAGCATCATTTGACCTCCATTACTCCACTGATCTTGCAGCGTGGGAATTGCTTAGAGAAAACTTCACGAGACTCCTCTTCTGTGTCGGCACTGATCATTTTTTGACCGTGATCAATATGACCGAACTCAAAGGGTTCGTACCAAAACACCAACCACTGTCGTTTCGGTTTTTGGAAACCCCGGAAGAGACATCCAAGTAATTTGAGTATTCTGTTCATAGTTTGTTGAAAGTGATGCACCCCGACAGGCGGTGGTTTTAGATGACAATAGAGACAATAACCGATGAGGGTTGTTGTGATGCCTGCCAGGGTGCGAAAGTTAAGATCGTTTCGTGGTCAAGAAATACACCCCTACCAATAGAAGGGATATACCTGCTAGATATGTGAGGATGAAGTAGTCTGCGATTGTCATGATCGTTCCTTTATTCGTTGTTTAATGAGGGCAATAGCCTCCGCTGTTGGGGTCCAGTCGTTCCAGAGTGCTTTTGGGGTATCCTCCCAAGCCGCATGAAAAGACGTGACATTGAATTTACGGCGTACGCATTCGACATACAGATCGTGATACCGATCAAATAAATAAAGTTGCTTATCGTAGAAGAACCGCACATGACCCGTCCCCAAAGTGAAC